GGACTAGATGTTGGAACAATCTAAGTATCTGAGAAGGTGAGCTCCACTTAATTGTAGTAGCACGTTGCTCTTCAGCTTGCAAAAACATGTCTTGCTGCACCGGAACATGATAGTGTGGACTAAGTTTAGGATGACTGATTACCTCTCTATCTAGTTGTAGCTCATATGTGTGAGCCTTCTCTAGATTTTCAGTAGCTAATTTAATCCAGCTGTCTTTGTTGACAGTCAAGCCCTCATATTCTATCTCAGAGAATACAACAACAGCTTGGTTCTCTAGATCTGCAACCTGAATAAGATCACTTTCATCCAGTAACTTGTTTTGTTTCTCCCAAATTTGAATGAGATATGCCACATCGTTCGCACCATAGGTAATCTGATTGTGAGTAAACGGGAGACCTTGGAGGTTAACGAACTTGTTGCGGACCTCTTTGTCCAAAGTAACACCGATGTACCTCTCACAACATCTTGATAGTGAGTAGCCGTGACCATGCTTTCCACAGTGTAGAACCTTTTCCGTAAGATAGGTATCGTAAACATTCCGTGTTTCAATACCAGCCCACCGCTTGATGAATTTGTAATCGAACTTCGCATTGTGAAATATTTTCGTGATTTGATTTGACTCCAGTACTTCTCTTAGTGGTTCAATAGATACGTATCTTGTGTCGATTACATACTGCTCATCCATGTCCCCAATCTGGAACATAATCATCTTCTTACATGTAAAGTCAAAGCCTTCTGTTTCAGTATCAACACCGAGTACAGATTTAGACATACAGTAGTTAACGCATTCTTGTATTGTACTCAGCTCAATCTTGGTGTTGAACTGCGTCTGATTCCCTATGAATTTCACCATCACGCAATTGTTTTTCTCGAAGTTGCTGCTTGATTATCAAAGCAATCAAACCTTCTGCTTGGTCTAGGGTAAGCATCTCACCTTCGAAGAAGCAGTAGTTTAAATTCTCGCGTTTGGCTGCGTTGACTTTGCTGCGTATCGAAGATACGACGTTAGGTCTTTGGTAAGCAATCTGACCTACCCATTTCATCCATCCCATGTTGTGAATTGTTTAGATGTTAGAGAAAAGAAAGGGGATGCCATTGCTGACACCCCCCATCCATGTACCTATTGCTCTTAGTTAGAGCAACACTAAATTAGCTGAAGATCTCACCAGTAGAGAAATCAACAGCTTTTGTAACTGCAGGAATACCTGCAGTCACTGCTGGTGCATCCGCTTCTAGGAACACATTGCTTGGTTCCCCAAAGACGACGGTGCTACGAGTGAAGATGTACATCCCATTGTGTGTGATGAAATCTCCCTCCTTACCACGTCGCTTGGCAGAAGTTTGGATGTTAGCCGCATCCCATTCAGTTGCGTCAGTAGTCTCTTGAATCTGAACACGGAGACGTTGACCGTTAACTTCTGGGTTCAAGATGTTAAGAGGCTTAACTTCATGACCCATCTCGTTAGTGGTGTAGTTTCCCCCGAGATCAACCCCAAGAAGTTCTTGCGCATCTTGTGGTTCAACAGTCAACCAAGAACGACGAGCGCGGTTACCCACGTTGAATCGTTCATCTGATTTGTTGAACATGCCCAAGGCATTCTGTGGTCGGTCTGCTTGTTGCAGAATCTCACCGAATTCCAACTGAATCTTGTTACCGTTCACTTTGCGCGCCTGAACGAGAAGCGTTTGTCCTGGAGTTAAGGTCTCCAGAGAACCTGAGTTAATTGAATTTACCATGATAGTTTATGTAGGTAAATGATTTTAAATGTGGGTACGTTTAATGGGAGTACCCTTCCCCAAACAAATCCTCAAGTGTAAATGTGACATGAAGAGTAGTCGCTGCATCTCGTTGTAAATACGGAAGACCCTCTTCATAACCTATTACATATGTTGCTACGATAGCAGCTATAGTTAAGCTCCTATCAAATTCCGAATCAAATTGCGCGGGTGCCATGTTTTCTTTATTTTATTGTCTAATATAAAGCGTCTCATGGTTTTAACTGAGTCTGGCACAATACTTCTGCTTGAAGGGTATAAACACACAATGTATTTACCACCCTCTAATTTGGTTGAGTTGTTCTCTATGTATTTTAGAAGGTCTTTCTTAGACCTAGATGCATAGACAACATATTCTGTAAGGTCTTCTATAGTCCATACGGGTGAGGTGCTATTAAATTTCACATGTCCCATCATAATTAGTTTCGTTAATACTATAGGCAGGACAACTACTCGATTTAGTAGTGTGCCCTGTCCCGCTGCATGATGTCAATGATAATATCAATGCTATTGCCCCTAATAAAATAAGAGCTTGAATAATTTGTTGTGTTTTCATGATGACATAGCTTTACTTTCTGCCCACATTGTCATGAAGTCATTCATGGGCACTTTCCCATAAACATATTCCAATGATATATAGTATACAGAAGGTTTAACATTAGACTGTTCAATGTGCTTGCTAGCAAGAGCTGAATCTAAATGTTCAATCACATCTTGCTGCTCTTGAACGTCAACCTTTCGCTTCTTAGCTTGCTGAGCTCTACTCATTGTATGACCACCATCTCGTAGTACATCCCTAAGTTTCTTGCAAACAGCATTCACAGTTCTTTCTCTTGGTCCCCCAAGATCAAGCAACAGCTTGTGAAGAGTTAAGAAAGATTGTACCTTCATTGATACACCGTTGCCCCCGGATTCTTTTAGAATCTGTAGCTTGTACTGATGGATAAGTTTCATTTCGTTTTCTGACCATCGGTTTGTTGTTAGATTTCCCATAATGATTATGATTTAAAGAGTTAAAGCAAATAGAAATACACCCACAATTAGAATTGCAATTAGAATTCTTGTTGTTTCTTTTTGGTATTCTTCCATGATTAATATGATTAAAGTGAAAACAAAATGAGCCGTAAACACGCCAAACAGTTTACGTTTGCAATGGTTGATTTAGCCTAACCATGCTCATTTCGGTTCCTTATGATTTCGCTAGATTAAATTCAGTTTGGTAAACAATAAAGCCATGACCTGCATCTTGTTGAATCTTTTTGATCAGGTCAATGATTTCTTCTCGCGTGTAATACGCAAGAACAGTGTCGTTTGCATTCTCAACAAACTTCTTGGTAGCATATCCTTGCTTCCCACTAAAGCTATCCGTGATTGGTTCAAGCACAGCAACCTCAAACTTCTCGTACCTACTAGGTGAGTGGAGTGTGTATCTTGGGGAAGAGTATGCAAACTCCCCAGCTATAATAGATACAGTGTAAGGGAGAATGTTAACCTTTGTTCTCCACAATCCGGGATAAATAGTGTGGTCATCTGGGAGGTCTATCTTCCATTGTAATTTCTCAAAGTCAAACTTGTCCATGATTTCTAATTAGTTTCAGTATAAGACGCGCGAAGCCAAGAGTCGTCACCCAAGGCCTCTAGAATATTTACACCACAGCGCTCTACGCTGCCCTCATATTAGTAGTGTATTTACTACCCCTTTTGAGGCATGATTGAAAAACACAAAACTATCGTCATAGTTTCGCGTGTTAACACATACTTAGTTATGAACAATCGCATGTTCCATACGGAGAGTCTGCACTGAATGTTGTAATACAGTCACATATATTGCAATACTCTGAGTGTTCTCCCCAATCTGGTGGTTCATTAATCCACTTCTCCGGGTCATCATCATCAAATGCAAGACCATAGTCCTCCATGATCTCAGTGAATTCTTCGAGTCGCATATCACATAGCTCTAAACAGACTTCATTGAGTTTATCGTAGACAGATTGCATGTCCTTGCGAAACTTTTGTTCACGTACGTTGTCGAGTTCTTCTTGAATGCTCATCGTTGTTTGATTTAGGGTGAGAAGGAAATCGGGGAGAGACTCGCGCTGTCTCCCCCCTAACTGCATGTTTTACGACTTCAGCTAGAGCCGTCTGCCTTACTCCGGTCAGAAGAGGTACCTCAGATACCGTAAAGCAGTTTGTCTTCATGCTCAGGAATACGTCGTTGCCCATCACCGGACTCAATACGACCTTTCTATTGGTATCTCTAACAGGAATCGAACCTGTTTGTACTCCAAGAGAGATAAAAATGATAACACAGCTATCAAATCAGATTTCGTGCAGCTTCTCGAGAACTACACAGTGGGTGAGCTCCGTTAATCCCTCTGATTCTTGCTTGTACTTCACTGACCAGTATTCTATCGGCCACGCTGTGTTATCAATTTAGTTAATGATAACGCAGCAATTAAGCTGCGCTATCAAGTTCACGTCCAAGAGCAAGTACATCCTCAGGGTAATCCCAAAACCAGCCTCCAGCTGTAGACTTAACAAAGCCTTGGATTTTGTGGTCTTTTACAAAGAGAATGAAGTGTGCATCGTCAAGATGTCCACTAACTACTTGATAGCCTAATTGTTCTTCTGCTGCTGTGAGCAGTTTTGGTGTTAGAGATGGCATGTGCAATACTATATTATGTTACGGAATGTAACAGTGTGTGAAACAGGGGAAAAATGGGGAGGAGAATACTAGTGTATATTCTCACTCCCTCACGAAATTGTTATCATCGGCGGCGGCCAAAGAGAGGCTAAGCCTCTCCCTCAGATTCAATCTCATCAGCCAGCTGAACAGCAGCGGCATATAAGTCTGCATCATCAGTAGCAGAAATCCAGAGTTTCTTCTCGCCAACCTTTCGAGTTGTGAGGTCAATAGTCTTGCGACTAAGCATGATTCCGCGAGCATTGCGGATAACGGAAGTAGGGATAAAATCCATAGTAATTAGAATTTAGTGGGGGGATACCCCAAGGTACGACGTATCGTAGGGGTCGGTGAGCGTGTAGGTTCACGTGTTCAAAAAAACACCCCAAAAAAATTTTTTTCTATAATTTTTTTTCTAGCTTTGTCCCATGGCGAAGCTTATACAACAGATACGAGAAGAGAAGCATGTATCTCGACCAGGAATTCATGCTAAGACCAAGAACAGCAATCACAAGAGTTCAAAGAATTACAAGAAACCTTATCGAGGACAAGGACGTTAAAACTAATTGGTTATATTTGTCCGCTCAATAAGGAAGATATGGAAGAAGAATTCAACGTAGATTTTTTGGATCAAGCGAAACTTAAAGAACTGGATAAGAAAGTAGAAACCGGAGAGATTACATGCAATCTGGAATCCCCAGAAGAGTGTGAGAACTGCGGAAGTTAACAGCCTAGAATTAACTAGATCACCCCTGAGGGATAGTAAGTAGGGGGTCAGAAGTCGGGTTAATAACTGCAGCCTTGTAATAATAGGTAAACATAGCGGTGAAGTTGTCCCCGATAGCTGTGAAAATTGCAACGCTATAAAACCCAGGTCCTGGATAAAGGTAATAAGTAAATCCCCGGGACAAAGGCTCAATACGGTGGGTGGAAATGCGTTAGTTAAAGAGTTCTCAAAGGGGGATAACTATGTTTAATTTTATTTTACTACTTTTACCCCTTGACTAACTAACGTATAATGAAGCAAGGTTTAGGACTTGGGACTGATATGAACTCCTCAAATGTTGATAGCGGGTTCAATCAAAACGATTTACTATATGAGCACGGGGAGTACACCTCCGCAGGCATCGTTTACCACATAGACACTGATAGCTGGACTGAAGAAACAGATGAAAATCTGTATTTCAAAATAGCTAAAACAGTCGAAAGCACATCACTGGGATCTGCAGGTACTCAAGTACTCCCAAGTGCTGACTCCACCGACATCGGCACAGCTATAACTGATTTAGGATTAAATATTACAAATGCTGCAGGCATTGCAGCAAACTCATCAGCCCTTATAAATGAAGTACTTGGGACAACCGGATACGATCTGCACCCCCTCCCAAATGACATACACCTGGTAGTAAACGGGAGTATATGGAATATTAATGGGCAAAGCGAAATATCCAATAGTTTTTTGTACGGGGGAAACGAGGTAATTGGGCACAACCTATCTCGATGCTTTTTAATCAACGACTCAATAATAGAAGATTTTATTGAGAACTTCTATCTCCACTCCATAGGACTTCAGTTCCTCAGTACTGGAGTTATAGATCAAGACCAATACAACGATAACTACTCACATCTACAGCTGTATCAAGGGGGAAACATTGTACGTTTTATTATAGGAAAAGCTGATGATGACAGCGGGATATTTGCTTTTGATTACCCAATCCCTGATTACGACGCTGTATACGACTCTGCTGGTGTACTAGTTCCGCTAGTAATAGGGGAAGAGGATTGGAAAATAACAGTTAAAGAATCTCTTGTAGAACCTTACCCAACAAACTTTACCCCGCTTTTAGGGTCTGATGACCTTGAGGACATTTACGCAGATCTATATCTTCATACTACAACAACATCAATATCAGCATTGTTTGGGGACTCAACGGCAACTAATAACTCCTCAACACCACAGCTAGCACAAACATATATAATTGCAACTAAATCAGTTGCGCAAGAAGTCCCAGACTTTGTTGGATTTGTGGCTCCGGTGCAGTTTGAGTATATGGCTGAGACCCCAACAAGTGCATTTTCATATTTTAATCCTGGAGTGCTTGCAGCATTTAACACATACGGAGTAACAGCACAAGCCCTAATTAATAATATTGATAGATACGCTAAACCAAAGGAGATTGTAGAAAACACTGTATTATCTGAAGACCCCTTAGAAAGCTCAACTAATCAAAGTGTATCAATATCCCCTCAGTTTAGAAGCCGATACAAGGATACCCAAATTAGTTTCTCAGAATCAAGCTACCAAATTAGGCTTCAGTATATAGCTTTTGTCCCAACAACAGAAACAATCCCAGATCCCTGGTACACAAGACTCCCAGATGAAACCTTAACCTTAAAACTAGGAATACACGTTTCAGGGGAAAGAATAGGATCACAAGCATTACTCGGGGCACTTTCGTTACAACCAAACGGGTATACAACAATAGAAAAAGAGATAACAAGCTATACAAGTGCGGATCAAAACCAAAGCACGTACACCATTAATGGGGTAGAATATAAATGGGCAATACACTACGTGCAACTAGACTTAGAGGACGTACTAAAAAATAGTAGCGGGCTGACAGCAGAACAAATACAACAAGAAGAAAACATCTATATACAAATCTTTTCGGCAACACGTTTTGAAATTGCATCTAATAAAAGATACGGTATTGTTTTAGACCCACAAAAGTTTGGGACTGGGTACACCCCCGTTTCAACCGAAGGGCTGTCCGGAAAAGTAATTCCCCCAAGCTTGCGGCAAATAATTGTCCCTACTTCCCCGGCAACAGCAGGATTAGCAGTATCTGCAATATTTGGTTTATCAAGCTTTAACGTAGGTGCAACAGACGAGCTATACGATGGTGCAGCGGAGAGATCAAAAACAGAGTGGACAAGTGGGGCTAGAATATTTGACCCAATCCCACAATATAAATACCAGGCAGAGTTACGTCAAACAGTAGACAAATACTTCCCAGGTGTCCCACTTTATGGGCGATCTATAGGAGGCCCAGTTGAGTTTAACGTTAGACACGGGGCAGTTACCCCAGACTCTAAGTTTGTGTATGCAGACACACTTAATAATACTACATACACATTCGACGTACACATGGTGTTCTCAGTAATAGATAGTCAGGTTGCAAGAAACATCAACGATATGGTGATTACATTCTTAATCCTTAAATCAACTGACTTTGGGAGTACGTATACAATTGCGGACAGTGAAACAATCCCAACAGCAAATCTGTCCAGAGGAAGTAATAAGCAAACAATAGACGGGACTCTTGATACAACAATGTCCTTTACCCTAAATGCTACTTCATCAGATCCAGTAACATACACACTTCTAGCATTTACAGCTATCGTACAAGACACTGGGAATGGGTCGGCTGCAAATAACTATGCATCAACCGAAGGATTCTACATTAAAGGGGGATCGTACGTAGAGAACTTCATTGGAACTGCACCTACTAAAGTAGCATATAGTCCCCCACCCGTTACATTTGAAGTTGCCTCATTTAACTATGCTACCGCAGGGTATATGGGTGGAACTAGTGGAGGAAACTACAACCTAACAATAAACAAACCAAGTGGGGTATCCACTGGAGACATGTTGGTTATTCTGGTGGCAACTACAAACTCTACAGCAGACACTGATTATGTAACTACCCCAGCAGGATTTACTGAAGTGTTTGATACCCTAGATACTACAGGGGACTCCCAGATTTCTGCATTCTATAAAATAGTTGATGGAACTGAAGGATCTCAAGTAACTGTTGCAGTATCAAATGGAATCAACACCGCTTCTTCTATAGGATGGATATTACATATAACAGGGGCAGCAACTTCTTCCCCTATAGATGTAGTTGGGACTTCTGCTTCTACTACTAGTGCAAGTGGCTTTAATCAAGGAGTAACAACTCAAACAGACGGGGCACTTTGCATAAATATATCAGCATATGACGGCGGGGATCTAGACGTCTTTGGAATACCAGCAGGCACTCCAATATCAAACGGGTGGGAAAGAGCTAGCACAGACTCAAACTCCTATGACCAAGCAGACTTGGCTATTATATATAACCAGTCCGGTGATGGGACTGGAACTTTTGATTATCTAGGTATATCTGCATTCGTGACTTGGAAAATACAGGAAACTGCTGGATTTTCCAGCCTCATGTATTATGAATCAAGACTTGGTGGCGCTCAAAATAGCGACGGACGAGTAAGCCAGTCATTTTCTATAAAACCTGCATAATATGGAAGAGAAGAAAAAAATAAAAGATACTAAGCTGGGGGAATGGTTGAAAGAAAAAGCCCCCGGAATACTCGACACTGTTGGAGATCTCCTCCCTAATCAGGGTGCATTAGGATTAGTTAAAAATCTGCTTGACAAAGAGCCTGGAATTTCCCCGGAGGAAGCAAAGGCTAGAGTTGATGCAGAAATAGCATATCAGAATAACGTCACAGAACGTTGGAAAGCTGATATGAACTCGGACGTAAAGTTGGCGAAGCTAATACGTCCTGTGACCCTCATCACATTAATGGTAATGTTCTGCCTCACTATGATAGCAGACTCAATGGACGCATGGCCCTTTAATGTAAAAGATAGTTATGTAGACCTCTTACAAATACTCATGCTCACGTCATTCGGAGCATATTTTGCAGGTAGAACTATTGAAAAAACTAAGAAATGAAAATAGATGAGGGAACTCAAGTAACCCTGGACCTCAAGACAATCGCCATAATCATAAGCTTTGTAGGAACCGTAGTAGGGATGTGGTTTGCCTTGCAGGGTGAAATAGAAGAAGCTAAGCGTCTCCCAGAACCTAGTATATCTAGAACAGAGTACGACCTCAAGGACAAGCTAGTCCGAGAGACAATTATGAACACACAACAAAAAGTAGAGGAGAACGGGGCAAAGCTAGATTTAATCGAGGACAGGCTGTATGAACTTAGTACAGAGGCCAAGAGGAGATGAAAAAGCTACTAACAACACTAGCAATGGGACTATCTCTAGGACTATCCGCACAGGTGACTGTAGTACAGATTAATGCGAAGTGGAATAAATCTAACACATTAGAAGAACTTCGCAGTCTAAAAAACTGCGAATACGTATTCGGGTGGTTAGAAAATCAACCCCCAGCAATGCAAGCTAGCATTATTTCAGTACCTGTTGTCGTTGTATATAAAGATAATATCCCCCAACAGCAATATGCTGCTGATATAAGTCTCAAGTTAAATACTACCTTTGAAGAGATCCAAAGTTTGGTTAACTCACTCAAAGACTAATGAGACATTTAATTATAATACTACTGCTGCCTTTATTTAGCTATGGGCAGTTAGATAGCTGTGCAACATTTGGGGATGCTTCTCCAGATATTGCTGTTATGGGGTTATTTGTAAATCCCCCATCATGGGAGACTATTCACTATGTAGTACATGTACACCATACAGATAGCTTCCCCAACAGCTATGTACCAGAAGACGTAATATGGGACTCACACGACCACCTCAACGAAGAGTTCGAAGAAGCATTGCTCGAGTTTGAACTAGTAGATATTATCTACCACGACTTTGATGAGTGGCCTACAGCCCCACAGCTACTTGAGCCATACCTCACGTGCATCCCATACAGTGGGTTTGGGTGGGCTCAAATGAATGAATATATAACCCCACTTGTCTGGGACAGAACGCAGTACATGAACGTACACATCTTCCCTCAATTCTGTTCTGGGATCCTGGGGTTTGCTTGGCTTTCTTACACCCCAGCTACAGACATGGATGGGGTGTGGGTAAGGACAGATGTATTCGGACGGTTTGGTGATCAGCTAGTTCTTCCAACACGTATGGAGAACAAGACACTAATCCACGAAGTAGGGCATTACGTTGGGCTGCACCATGTGTTCAATGATGTAGAGTATTGCGGGGAAGACCTAGGACCCTGCGAAGAAACTGGGGATTGGGTGTGCGACACCCCTCCAACAAAAGTAAACTGGAGCTGTGAAACCCCTATCTGCCCTCCAGGATTGTACAACTACACCCCGAACAATCACATGGACTACTATGTAGATTCATGCAGAACAAACTTTACTACAGGACAGATAGAACGCATACATGCGTTTCTCCCAATATTACGCCCAGGAATAACAGATCCCCCGAGTGGTCCAGAAGAGCCCGTGTGCTACGGAGACATCAGCGGAGATTTTGTTGTAGGTATGAACGACATCTTGTTGATGCTAGAGCACTGGGGAGAAATAGACTGGGAAGGAGGAGATATAAACGGGGATGGGTACTTTACAGTTTCTGATGTCAATATCATATTAACAGAATTCGGAACCGTGTGCCCACAAGCAGAGCAAGATCCATTTTACAGAGAAGAAAACGAACTGATAAAAACCGAATCAGTAAAATCATTACTAGATTTGTTAGATAAATATCAGAAAAATGGACTTAGAAGTAATTAGATTTAGCTCTGCTAAAGACAGCACACTAGGCCTGCTGTTTAACGTAACAAATGATAAGAGAGAATTTCTTTGCTACACTCTTGAAGACGAATACAGAGAAGAAAAGGTTATGCATGAAACCCGTATCCCTGCTGGGACGTATGAAATCAAGCTTCGTACGTGGGGTAGAATTCATGAAAACTATACTAAACGCTTTGCTGACATTCATAAAGGGACTCTTTGGCTTCAAGATGTTCCTAATTTTAAGTATATTCTTATCCATTGCGGTAATGACGATGATGATACTAGCGGGTGTTTACTCGTGGGTGACACGCAAACAGAAAACATAAAGTCCGACGGCTTTGTGGGATCATCTACAAACGCATACAAAAGAATATACCCCCCAATTGCTGAAGCAATAGAAAATGGGGAGTGCGTAGAAATTACTTACATAGATTTTGATACTATATAACTTTCCTTTATATATTTGCTGCAAAGCAAACTATAATGGCAAAGTTAAAATTCAAACCAACCCGTGACTGGGTAGTATTCGCATCCCCGCGAGTAGAAAAAACAGATTCCGGCATTCACCTTGTTGGGGCAGCTCAAAAAGCAGTAAGTACAAATATTGTAGAAGTATTAGCTGCAGGCCCAGAATGCCAAATGGTTAAAGAAGGTGATACAGTTCTTGTACACCCAGAGTCAGGAGCTCTTATCATACATTTAGATGAGGGAGAGTTTGCCTGTGTCAATGAGTTCCAAGTTGTAGGGGTTATCCCAAAACTCATATAAAAAATGAACGGGACAGTAACAATCCCGTTGAAAGAGTTCGATGAATTACGAGATTCATCGGAAGCTGCGCTGGAAATGAAAAGGAAACTATCTATGGCCGCAAAGGAAATAGAAGTGTTCCTGTCTTTCCTGTGTACGCGCGAGCACATACAGGTGTATGTAGATGAATTCAACAAACAAGCAGTCCGAACTACAATAAAAATTGTAGACGGGAAGGCAAAAGTGCAGATAAATGAAAACACTTAAGATCAAAGTGGACTCTACGCTTAAGTATCTGCAGGTATTTAATGGTATACTTGAACTAACAGATAAAGAGCTCCTAGTCCTATCCAAATTCATTGACGTGTCAGACACGGTCAATCTATGCTCCCCAGAAAACAAAAGAGAGGTAGCTAAGTCACTGAATATCAAGGATTACAACACCTTGAATAACTATGTTAAGAAGCTAAAAGACAAGGGGGCAATTAAGAAAACAAAGAATGGGTATGCACTATCCCCAATTCTATCCCCACAGAAGAATGTAAGCTTACAAATACTTTACGCAGATGCCTAAGAAACTCTCTATATTTAGAATGCTAAACGACTTTAAGAAAGAGTTAGTAGAATACGCAAGGCAAGGCGCCCCAAACGTAGATGAACATACGTACAAAGACAGACTGCACACATGTAACAAATGCCCACATCTAAAGAATGCTTATAGGTGTGGGCTTTGTGGTTGTGTAGTAGAAGAGAAAGCAAAATGGGGAACAGCCGACTGCCCTGACAATAGATGGGATAAGTATGAAGGAGAAGGTAATAATTCAGAAGCTGGCCAGTGAGCACAACCTCCCACTGCATAAAGTAGAAGAGGCTGTTTATTATCAGTTTAAATATGTAGCAGATGTGATCCGTGCCGGGAAGTTTGAGTCAGTTAGACTCCCCTTTCTAGGTAAGTTTCACGTGAGAAAAGGAAGATTAAACTATTTGAATGAAAGATCTGATAACAGTTAGCGGAAATAAGGTAATCCCGTCCCCATATGCACTCACTATACCAGAGTTTAAGATTCTAAAGGTAGATGAGCTGTCTGCGGTGTACTTTTTTGTAGACCATCGCTCCCCATACAGTGTATATGACGAAGAAAACAGGTGGGAACAAATAAAAGAAGTCCTAAAAGTACGTGCATCCCCCAATATCAAGGCTGCAATACAGGTATATGCAGAGTTATCAGAGACATCTGCAGTAAAACTCCTAAAAGCTGCACGTGCATCCGTAACAAAGCTGGAGAAATACTTCAATGACGTGGATCTCACCATGATGGATGACAATGGGAAGCCCATATTCCACGCAAAAGACCTAATATCTAACCTTGCTAACATGGCCAAGGTAGTGCAGGGGCTAGATGACCTAGAAGAGCTAGTTAAAAAGCAGCAACAGAAGGAAAACCCTAACCGTGGTGGGGTGGTCACTAACAAATACTCACAATGAAGATATTTATAACAGGCTGTGCAAAGACTGGCACTACTCTGGTTAGAAGACTATTTAACGCATACGACTTAAAAGTCTGCAACAGCAAGGAGATATCACTGAGTGAGTTTATATCATCTGACTATCAGGTAGGAAAAAGAACAGTAGGTACAGTGTTTAGTGGGGCCTCTAATGAAAAAACAGTAGCTACGCAGTTAGCAGAAATAAAAAAGAATAACATCAAGATCATTAATGTATTTAGAGGCAGAACCGCCACACTTGCTAGCTCTAATAGTTACGTAAAGCCTAGCAGATACGACAGGTGTATGTTTGATATGTATATGTTCCCAGAGTATATAGACTGCCTAGTTAGATATGAGGAGTTAATTAAAAATCCCGACGCAGTACAAGCGTATATATCTGAAGTACTAAACCTTACACCAGCACATAAGTGGAGCAGTTACCCAAAATTTGTAGATCCTTCGCAGGAAAGCAATCTACCTAGTAACTATGACCTAAGACCAATCCAGTAATGTTTAAGGACACGCACTTATTCTCACCTGCAGCTACGCATTACCTAGAACATGGGTACTATACCGACGCATTAGACGGTACAAAAGAGTACTATGACCACTGGGATAGAGAACGAGATAGGTGTTTATACGGATTTGAGGTAGATGGGGTACGGATCACGGGATATCACTACTTCTACTTAAACTATTGCCCAATTGACCGAGCAGTAGACGAAGTACTCCCAGATGGGACAGTACAAGCCCGCAGAGAGCGTACATTTCCTGCATTCTACGACGGGGACTACGATTATTACCACGCAGTCGACAAATGTCGTAAGGAAAACAAACATATGTCTGTACTAAAGGCTAGACGTAAGGGTTTTTCCTACAAAGCAGGGTCTATGCTAGCACGTAACTACTTTCACCTGCGTAACTCTAAGAATTTCGTGTTTGCAGAACAGAAGGAATACCTAACTGGGGACGGATTGCTTAGCAAAACATGGGACTTTATATCGTTCATAGATGATAACACAGCATGGACACAACCTCGTCTGATCGACAAGGAAATGCACAAGCAGTCAGGGTACAAGAAGCGTGTTAACGGAACTGACGTAGCATTGGGGATGAAGTCACAAATAATAGGGGTATCACTAAAGGACAATCCGCACAAAGTCAGAGGTAAAGCGGGAGAACTTATATTCTTTGAAGAAGCTGGTTCGTTTTCTGGACTGTTAACTGCGTGGGAGATTGCTATGCCTACAATGAAACAGGGCTCTAAAACACTTGGGACTATGATAGCATTCGGTACTGGGGGTGAAGAGGGGCATGGCTTTGAATCACTAGAAGAATTGTTTTATCACCCTACAGCATATAACTGTTTGGAGTTTGACAATGAGTGGGATGCCGGCGCTATGGGTACTACATGCGGATACTTCGTCCCAATCTATCAAAACTTAGATGGGTTTATGGATGAAGAAGGTAACTCCCTGATTAACGACGCTAGAGAGTTTGAAGAGGCAGCTAGAGAAAACAAGAAGAAGGCCAACGATCCAAAAGCACTAGAC